GGGAGTAGGGCAACTTACTCCTCTACACTTTTAGGAATTATAAATGGCAGAGAGCTTCTTAACATTAACTAATAAAGTATTAGCACGATTAAATGAAGTGGCATTAACTTCAACAACATTCTCTTCTGCTAGAGGTATACAAGTTCAAACACAAAATGCAGTCAATGAGGCTGTAAGATATATTAATCAAAAAGAATTTCAATATCCTTTTAATCATTCAACAAAAACAGAAACATTAGTTCCGGGAACAGTAAGATATTCAATACCCACAGATGCAAAAACAGTAGATTATAATACATTTAGATTAGTAAAGGATTCAGATTTAGGTTCAAGTGGTGGCAGATTATATGTTCTTAATTATAATGAATATATAAATAGTTATATTACACAAGAAGATGAGATAACAACAACCACAACTAGCACAACTCATACAGATAGTGTTACAACAATAACTGTTGCAAGTACAACAGGATTTGATAGTTCAGGAACTATTTTTATAGCTAATGAACAAGTAACATATACAGGAACAACAAGCACAACATTTACAGGATGCACTAGGGGTGCTAACGATACTACTGCTGCTTCAATAGCTAGTGGTGTACAAGTAGCACAGTTTGAGCAAGGTGGTGTACCACAATACGTATCAAGGACACCTGACAATAACTTTTTATTATACCCTTTTCCTACAAAGGGATTTTCATTAAAATATGATTTCTTTTCTTTTCCAACAGATATGTCTGCTCATAGTGATACTACAACTATACCTGATAGATTTGCAGCAGTTATAGTAGATGGTGCAACTGCTTTTGTTTATCAGTATAGAGGTGAAACAAATCAATATCAATTAAACTTTGCTAGATTTGAACAAGGTATTAAAAATATGCAGACATTACTTGTTAATAGATTTGAATATATTAGGTCTACATTTATACCTAAAACAGGATACACAAGCACTGCAGATTTAAGTATAAGGGTTAACTAATGCCTGATGCATCTCAAGTAACTCCAATAGCATTTAACTGTGAAGGTGGCTTAGTTCTTAACAGGTCTACATTTATGATGAGACCCGGAGAAGCACTTGAGTTAGAAAACTTCGAGCCTGATATTGAGGGTGGTTACAGAAGAATAAATGGATTTAGTAAATACGTAACAGCAGTAGTTCCTCATACTTCTGATGCTTCAGAAAGAATATTAATGGTTGCCACCTTTGCAAGTAAAGTTGTAGCAGCGAGAGGAACAAATATATTTACTGCAGATGCAGGAGGTTCTTCATGGACAACAGTGGATAGTGGAAGAACTAATGCAGGTAAATATAATTTTGAAAGATTTAACTTTGATGGTAACGATAAATTAATTGTTGCAGATGGTACAAATGCACCAACAGTATTTAATACATCATTTAATGCAACAGACGTAGATTCAGCAGGAACTGACGAAGTTAGCACTGCAGTTACAGGTGCAAAATTTGTAACAGCATTTAAAGAACATATGTTCTATGCAGGTATGTCTAGTTCTAAACAAGAGATAATATTTAGTGTGCCTTTTGATGAAGATAACTTTCTTACAGCAAGTGGTGCAGGAAGTATAAAAGTTGATGATACTATAACAGGCTTAAAAGTTTTCCGAGACAATTTATTTATCTTTTGTGAAAATAGAATATTTAAACTGTCAGGAACATCAGAGGCTAACTTTGCTATAACTGCAGTAACAAGAGACATAGGATGTATTAACGGAGATACAATTCAAGAATTTGCAGGTGACTTAATATTCTTAGGTCCTGATGGATTAAGAACAGTTGCAGGTACTGCAAGAATTGGTGACGTTGAATTGGGTACTATAAGTTCTAACGTGCAGAGTTTATTTGATGATAACTTAGATAGTGCATCAGAATTTGAGTCAGTGGTCATACCTGATAAAACTCAATACAGAGTATTTTTTACAAAGGCTGCTCAAGCACAAGGCTCTACTCAAGGAGTTATATGTGTAATGAAAGGTCAGTCTTTTGAGTTTTCTAAAATGAAAGGCATAAAACCTGCTTCAACAGATACTTTTATAAGTGCAGGAAATGTAATAATTTTACATGGTGACTATGCTAATGGGTTTGTTTATAGGCAAGAATCAGGTAATGACTTTGATGGCACAATAATAAGTGGTAAGTATAGAAGTCCTGATTTAACATTTGGTGATGCAGGTATACGTAAACATATGCAACGTGTCATTGTAAACTTTGAACCTGAATCATCAATAGATGCAGATTTATTTTTAAGATATGACTATGAATCTAGAGATGCTGTTCAACCCACAGCTTATCCTTTAGATTCAGAAGATGTTGCAGCGTTGTATGGAACATCTACATACGGAACAAGTTCTAGTTTAAAAGGAACTTATGGTGGAACGTCAAGACCTTTATTTAGACAATCAGTTGAGGGTTCAGGTTTTGCAGTTGCACTAAGAGTAAATGATGGTGGCACTACTGCACCATATTCCTTAAAAGGATTTCAACTAGAATATCAAACAGGAGCTAGAAGGTAAATGGGTCAAACATACACTAGACAATCTTCCTACAGTGATGGAGATGTAATAACTGCTGCTCATACCAATGATGAGTTCAATCAGTTATTAGCAGCATTCCAAGCAAGTACAGGACATACACACGATGGTACAGCTAACGAAGGTGGTGCAATTACTACATTGCTAGGTAATGCATTAACACTAGGACCTCAGACCATTAGTGGCACTACTTTTGGTACTTTAAATTCAGATACAGTTATAACTTTTAATACAGGAGATACAAATACAGGAGTATTTTCTTGGGATACTTCCGAAGATTATTTTCAATTTAGTGACGATATACTTATGGCTTCTACAGAGAAGCTACAATTTAGAGACACAGCAATATACATCAATTCTAGTGCAGATGGACAACTAGATTTAGTAGCAGATACAGAAATACAAATTGCAGCCACTACAGTTGATTTAAATGGCAACTTAGATGTTTCAGGTTCTATTACTTTAGGTGGCACTGCAATTACATCTACTGCAGCAGAATTAAATATTCTAGATGGAGTTACTTCTACTGCATCAGAACTAAACATATTAGATGGAGTAACATCTACTACTGCAGAGTTAAATATTCTCGATGGAGTAACCTCAACTGCAACAGAATTAAATTTAGTTGATGGCTCATCTGCAGGTACTATAGTAAATAGCAAAGCAGTTGTATATGGTTCTAGTGGCGAAGTAAATGCAACGACACTACAAATAGCAGGAACTTCTATTACTTCCACTGCAGCCGAACTTAATATTTTAGATGGGGTAACTGCCACTGCATCAGAGTTAAACATTTTAGATGGAGTAACTTCTACTACATCTGAGTTAAATATACTTGATGGAGTAACTGCAACAACTGCAGAGTTAAACATTTTAGATGGTGTAACTTCAACAACTGCAGAGCTTAATATATTAGACGGAATAACATCCACTGCTACTGAATTAAACATAGTAGATGGTGATACTTCTGCAACATCAACTACACTTGCAGATGCAGATAGGGTTGTAGTTAATGACAATGGAACAATGGTTCAAGTTGCATTAACTGACTTTGAAACTTATTTTGAATCTGCGTTAGACACATTATCAAATGTAACAACAGTAGGTGCATTGAATAGTGGTTCTATTACTTCAGGTTTTGGTTCTATAGATAATGGCTCATCTGCTATAACAACAACAGGAACAATTACATATGGTAGTTTATCTGATGGCACTATAACTGTAACAGCATTTGTTGATGAAGATGATATGACATCTAACAGTGCTACGCTTATACCTACACAACAGTCTGTAAAGGCTTATGTAGATAGTCAATCAGGTCTGTCAGATATAGTGAGTGATACTACACCTCAACTTGGTGGAGACTTAGATGCTCAAGGAAAAGATTTAGAAGATGTAGGCATAAGTTCTGCTGATTCACACGTAGGTATATATGGTAGTTCTTCTGCTCCTGTAACAATAACAGTTACAGTGGCTAGTAAAACTGCTGCACATCCTTATAATGGTGATGGAAGTAGCAGTGCTTACTTTTTAAATGGTATAGAATCTCCTGCCTTAACTTTACATGGTGTAG